GCGTGTATGTTATTTATCTTATCCAGATATGGCTTGGCATGATGAAACATGAACTGAGTAGCAGGACGAAACTCCTCCCAGTTTATTTCATTATTACGCATATAAACTTCAACCGCTTCGTGGAAGTCAGTTCCGCGAGCAGTTGCTTTCTTTGTAATACGGTTTGCTTCTTCAATACCGACTCGCTTTCTCCAGTCCGCAAATATCTGTCGGTTGTAGAAAGAAGTTACCGATGTGATAGAAGGCACCCACTGACCATCAGGAAGGTTATAAAAGCGGATGCCATTCGTTTCTTTTTTTGTTAGTTCAACGTCACCGAGAAAATTATGATGGGTAAAGTTCATAGATTCAGTTCATTTTTTGCCATAAGATATTCTTTACAGAGTCCAGAACGTACAATATCTTCCACGCCAAACTCAATAATATCAACAGATGGCATCACTCGGAGAATATTCATGAAGTCATGAATACCATTCCTTTCATTTTGTTTAACCAAGTCAGTTTGAGTTGCATCACCACAGAACATGATCTTAGTATCTTCGCCAACTCTAGTAATAATACTATCAAGTTCGTGAAAGTTCAAGTTCTGATATTCATCAACAATAATAATTGCTTTATCAAGAGTTGTACCCCTGATGAATGATGTGCTCCAGAAACTAATAGTGCCTTGAGTTTTAAGGTTACCATAAAGCATTTCAAAGTCTGTCTCCGTGGGGAGAGCAAACATATACTTCACCATATTCTTGTAAGGAATCTGATAGATATCAGACTTGTCCTCGTGGTCACCAGGCAAGAAACCAATCTCTCTGGTTGCTACAAGTGAACGAACAATGTAAATCTTTTCGTAGGGTGATCTCTCATCAAGAACATCCTGCAACGCATTATAAAGTGTGATGAATGTTTTACCAGTTCCAGCAGCACCGTATGCCACTAGGTTTTTATCATCAGCGTATGCTTCAAATAGTTTCTTCTGGTTTTCTGTAAGGGGATCGATGTCCCTCATCAGGTCGGTATTGATAGGTTTCCGACGCTTCATCTGCTTAGCGGTCAGACCAACTCCGATAGGTTGATCTCTCTTTCTTTTTGCGGGCATAAGTTAGATAGGCTTGACGGTGGATCCTGGGGCTTTGGAGCATTTGTGAAGAACATCGTTCCAACCTGGATGCGACTTCTTCAACTTATCATAGACTTCTCCAATCTCACCACAACCAGGTGCGGTAGTTGGATCACTCCAGTCTCTTTGCCAGTCAGGATTATCCTCGCACCACTGAGTCCATGCATGTACGCTGAGGATAACGTCTTTTTGTTCACCAGTTTCCTTATTAATAACGGGATAAGTTGCCATAGAAATTAGTTAACCACGTAAATATTTATTACCAACCCAGTGCTTCAGAGATAGAAGGGAACTGTTCGGTGAACACACGCTTTGCATCATTAGCAATATCCATGTGCTCCTTCTGTGTGCCATTAGCAGAGCGCAGATCGATATAATGGATCCATGAGCGAATAGAACCCGTCATGTAGAGTCTTGTGGGCACAGCGAGGGGAAGCACAAAACGTGAACACTCCTTTGCGATTCCCTCACGAATGAGTTCATTGTAAAGGTCCATACCTTCGTTGAAGTATGCCTCAATACGTTTCTTTAAGAACTCAGTCTTTTCGGGATCGACATCATCGATAGAGTTCTGACGATTCTTCTCATCCTGACGACGAAGTTCAGGTACAGGAATACCAGCATCTAACCAGTTGACATCAGCATACCGTTGTGAAAATTCTTGATATGTAAATGAACGGTGGCGCAGCACTTGAGCTGCTATTCCACGGCTGGTGTTTAGTTCCAGAGTCATGAACGCTTGTTCAAAGATACTCCAGTGCTGGTGCTTAATACAATACTTCAAGAGTCCTGCGAAAGACTCACTCTCCTGGTTTTTTGGATTGCTTACGCGAGCACAATATGCAATGTGCTTTTCAGCATCAGGAGTTACACTGATCAGTTTTACGTTGTTCACTCTGCTTCAATTGCTTCTTTATAAGTTTAGCATACATTACATCCTGCTGGGTATACCAGTTAGGATGTTTTTTTGCCAGTTTAATAATTTTCTTTGCTGCTTTTTTGTCCTTCATTAATCGGGGTATCCGTCGTCATCATCAAAGACTTCATCATAATCTGTGATGAGTTGTTGCCTATCTTCATATTTATAAGCAGTAACGTCAGAATACACTTCAGACTCAAGAACATCCACCAAAGATTTCAAGTTCCTTACAATGAGTTTGAGTTTCTCTTTGTCCATAAAAAAATGGGGGTGGTGTGCCCCCATTCTATCAACCTATTTGTAGTAAGTCAATCACTTGGTGTAGGTGTGTCCGCGATAAGTGAACTTGCCGTGGACTTCCTTAGGTGCAGATGCAAACTTCTTAGTCACAATACCACGATAGGCAGTGTGATTAATTTGTGCATCGTGCAATGCAGACTGCTTTTCAATCTGCTTGCGAATGAGGTTGAGTGTGTTCATGGTAGTCTCCTGAAGTGGGTGAAAATTGAACCTTCTCTGGTTTCCCAGGATCCGTTTTTTTCCCGTTCCTTCAGTCGTTTGCGTCCCCGAAGGGATGAACGATCCGTTCCGCGACTTACTTGCGTCCCATGTGGGATGAACGTAGGGTCATTATAACCCTTCATGGATTATATAGTCAAGCAGTTGTGTAACATGTGATACAGTTTACACAAACATTCCTTTTTTACTCATGAAGTTCATGGTCTCTTTCAAAGTGCCTCTGAACATGCCGATAGAGATCATGGGATACTCTACCTCATCACCAAACTCATCTCTGAACTGACCTTCAGTAAAGTGCTTACCTTTCTCGTACACAACAACTTCGTCAAGGTGAACTGCTTTTAAAAGAGATGCTGCTCTCTCACACTCTTGACTGCCGTTAGAATAAATTGATACTTGCATTACTTATCTCTCCATTCGTCGATTTGTTCTTGAGTAGGAACAATGATTCGGAAGGCAAGACCCTCCTCCTCAAACTCTTCGTTCATTTTTTCATATGTCTCAGGTGTGATCTTTTCAGTCACGTTGCCTCCAGTCTGCGGGTCTATCTTGTTTAAACCAGTCTGCTATTTCATCAACAGAATCAAAACCAGACCTATGGGAAGAGGGGTCTGGATCACCCAAGTTAAGACCATTAAAAAAATCATCTCCTGGGTTCAATGCCGTCCTCCTAGCGAGTCTCAGCATTTCCATGGCACTTGTATTTGCCTTTGCTAATTTGTTTGCCCATATCATATCATCCAAGCTGACTTCTTCACCAGCGACAATCTTCTTACAGATTGCCTCTAGGCGCAAACGATATTGCGTCGAAAGCATACACACACTCCTGCTGAGATATTTATCTAACGCTCTATTACCTGAAGGGTATTGCGTCCAGATTTTAGTTCCGATATTATGAAATCACAACCCAACTGTGGGTCGCAGTCTCCACAAGTGTAAATATCGACTGCTGCTTGTCCTGTCTCAGGCCAAGTGTGAATACTGATGTGACTCTCCGCAAGCATAGCAATACCAGTTACTCCCTGAGGATCAAACTTATGTACTGCTAGGTTAAGCAAAGTAGCTTTACATTCTTTTGTTGCCCTATACAAAAGCATCCGAATGAACTCTTTATCATCAAGAAGTTCAAACGGACACTCATAAAGGTTAAGGATAAAGTGCTTACCCATCACTCTATAGCTTCACTGTCAATCCCATACTCATTAATAAGACGATCAATAGCAGTCTCAACTCCTGAGAGTTTAGAGAGTTCTGCGATGTTTGACTTTTGAAACTTCTTTAGTTTTTTATATTTCTTGACTAGTTTAGTGACTTCACTTGTATCAATCTCAAAGCGGACGTTGCCGTCCTTGCTTTCATCAGGAGCGAAGCCTTTGAAACCCTTCATGACTTTTTCTTAGATTTAGGTGCTGGATTTCCCCAGAGTTTGGGGTTTGCTCTACCTTCAGATTGTTTCATGAAAACAAAATCTTTCTTGTACTTATCATAGTAAGTATCAAAAATTTCAATTTGTTTTGCTGCTATTACAAGGTCATGTTGTTCCTTACCATCTACTTTGTAAGTAACAAGGAATGCATTATTAGGGAGATCCCTGTTGTTATCAACACTGGGATCACAATCTTCTTTAATAATTTTCAACTGCGTCCGCCCCATTGGATGTCTGGATAAGCTTGTTTGACCACATCATAGGTGATCTTATACTTCTCCGCAAGTTTTTTGTCCTTAACAAGACAAATAATTTCTGCCTCTTCGGGGTGCAGTCCTTCAAGCATTTGAATAAACATGGTCTCTCTGCGAATACTAGAGAGACCATCATTACCACCCTTCACGAAGTTATAAAGATGCTTCCACTCACGGCGCAGAGACGTATGATCTGTGCCTACAGGAACTTCATTCTTATTGTAAGGAACCTCTCCATCTGGAATCATAGAGATCACTGTTTCATCAAAATTCCAAATAAAGATACTCTTCAAAGCATCAGTTTCATACTCCTTCAAAATTTCAATCTTCTTTGCCTTGGAACGTTGCTTACTAGCAAGTTCAAGGATCTCGTGAATGAAAGGGTTAGGTGGAAGTTTAACCTTCTTCTTCGTCGAACTCGTCATAACTGTTTTCAAATCTAACTGCTAAAATTTCGTCTGGTAGAATGTTACCGTTTGCGTCAAGCATTTCGGGATGGGTGTATATAGGTGTTGTGTTAATGGCATGTTCTTTTGCCAACCATCCAACTACACTACCTACAAGAAAGAACATTATAGAAAGTAAAGTTCCAACTGTCAAACCTGCTGCCAACATTGTCCCGTCCTCCTGAGAGTCTCTATCTTTTCCTTATGTCCAAGTAAATGTTGAAGTGGAAAACGATATCTCTCTTGAGGAGAGAAACCATTTTACCAAACCTTACTTGGAAAGTTTTGGGCGGTTCGGCTCTCCTCCTATTTCTGAGCATTAATTCAACCCCACGATTAAGATGGGGTGTTGGTTTATTTAGAGCACTTTTTTCGTCTTCCTGGTCTCCGGTCACGACTATACCTCCATGAGTCTTCAAGAATACCATAAAGATATTCTTTTATCTTTCTTGCTTGAGGTTTGGAGATATGTCCATAACCTTCACGAAGTTGTTTATGTTCATTGTCTTGCCCTCCAATGAGATATTCATTGAGTTCAAGAGTAATATCGCTAATCTCAGCAGCGGTAGAACTCTCAATGAAAGAGTCCACTACATGTTTTTTAATTTTGTTGTCTTTAAGGTACTGATAAAATTTAAGATTCATTTGCCCCTCAAAGGCATTATCAATCGCATGTTCAATTAGATCGTACATGTCTGAGAGGTTTTGGTCCATTAGATTAATTTGTTCTCCCTTAGATATTGAACGGTCTCAGTGCATCCGCCGATCAGTTTTTCATCAAGTCTAACTTTTGGAAAGGTTGAATTCTTTCCAAACATCTCATAAAATTCTAAAACATTGTAGTCTCTACCAAGTTTGTATTCCACATATGGTAGTTCTGCCAACTGTAACACCTGAATAACCTTGGTGCAATAGGGGCAACCGTTCTTTGAATATACTGTGTAAGTCATTTTACTACGTCCTGCCAATCTTTTTCAAAAATTTCCATACCTTTGTCGGTAAGAATGTGGTCATACATCTGGTCGAATACTT